GTCAGCTATGGCAGCCAGGAGTCGGGGGGCTTGAAAAAGGCGAAGTTGCCGCCCTACCATGAGGTAAGGTTTCTCTGAGGCGACGGTGTAACCACCGGGGACTTCCTTCCCTTTCAAGAAAAACTCACCATCATAGAAAGCATCATAATCGCCTGAGGTATCGTGAAGAAGAGGGCGGTAGATGAAACGGCCGTGTTCAGGGTGCTTGTGCCTCTCGAGTATGACAACCTCATCTTGGTTGTAATAGATGCCTTGCTGGCGGGCATCTGGTTTATTAGTCAAAACCATAATCATACGCCACCGGTAACGGGTGTCCGCCCTTGTTTTCTTTTCGTCTTCAGCCCAGTAGGCCCGTAACTCTCTAGCGGCATTGACGGCTGAGAGGCGGTCTCCCCCAGAACGGGGACGGCCTGCTAGGAAGGTAGCAACAGCTTCTCTCAGCACGGGGACAGAGGGTAGGCGGGGGTAGTAGGTCCGGGCTGCATGGTAGACACAGCTGCCATCAGCCGGGGCGGATACAAGGTGGGTCTGGTAGGCAGGGAGGGCGAGGTGGTCTAGGTCTGTGGGGGGAGCCGTAAGATCACCCGTATAGGCGTGCTCCTGGTAAACGAAGATCGGGCCACTACGTATGTCATCAACCACATATATCACCCTCCTCGCGCCCATCTCAACCCAGCTAAGAGGAGCCTGGTAAAGGACATAGATAGCCCAGAGAACCATAGGTTCCGCCCAGTCACCGTTAAGTTGCTGCTGAGCGACCTTAACCCGGGCTTCATGGCCGTTGGCAAGGAAGTCTCTTGATAGCTCTATAACGGTAAAAGGGGGAGGAGGGAGCTGTGGGACGGGGAGGACTGGCACGGAGGGGGTCTCTGGTGGGGTGGGGTTAGGAGGGGGCAAATTCCTAGTGGCTCTAATCAGGCCCTGGAGTGCATCGGCCACGTCTGCTACGGCCTCCTTTAAGCCTGTGTCCCTCTGCAAGACGGGGAAGTCAGAGTAGACAATGCCCACCTGGGTGCGGATGTAAGCCTTATTTGCCTTTTTGCGCCACTCAAGCCAGGGCAAGCTCGGGTCTAGGTCACCACCGAGTTTGGCACGGAAGCGAGGGAGCCAGCGTTCGTCAGATATGTAAACAGCTCTCAGCAAAAAACCTTCGCCACGGAAATAATCTAGGGCTTTCTTGTCATGGTAATTTGTAACAAAAACATCAGCCTTAAAATGGCCAGGGGGCCAGGAGCGGGCAGGGATTGAAAAGTCTGTATCATCTGTGGTGAAACCGTCTAGGGTCTTGAGCCAGGTGGTTTTTCCAGAGGCAGGGAAGGCATAGAGCAAAAGTCTCTGACCAGGCTTAAGGACCAGCACTGGACGACGGCGGGCCTGGGTAGGGCCAGTCTGGACATCTATGGCAGTGGGTGAAGGCACAGGAGGTCCTG